GTGGATCCCTCACTAGTTCCGTCTGGTGAGGTGCGTGGATAGTGTGTTCTGTCACACTTGAAGCCGACAACTGCTCAGTATGGCAAGCAATCATCTAACACTGGCTTTTGCCAGTGATATGGAAGTTTCAGCTATAGGCTTTGGGTCCATTAATGAAGCCGTATCATTTTACAGTGATGCCGCCATTGATGGTTTTACCCAATGCCGTTTTGTTGCTGCAGGTCTCGCTAACACTGTCGAGGGTGTTGAACCCTCTGACTTTGTTATGGTTGTGACAGGTGTCACCCAATTGCGAGCCTACATTGACACTTTTGGTAGCCGGCCTGCTAATTTACGCGGCTGGTTGCTGTTTTCTAATTCCAATTATTTCCTTAGTGAGATGGAGCTTATTTTTGGTCGCCGGGGTGGTAATACTATCTATGTTGACCAGTACCTTTGTGGTGCGGATGGTAAGCCTGTCGTCCCTGAGGAATTTTGGGACTTTAAGGACTATTTTGTTGATGATGATCAGGTTGTGGTTAATGGCACCACTTACATTAAGGCTTGGGTGGTTGAACGCGCAAATGTTGCTTATGAAGCTCAGAATGTGACTGCTATCAATGGCATTACATATTGCGCTAAAATCCCTCATACTTTGCCTGACGGGAGTGTTGTCCGTGTGGCCCGTAAACCTAAGATCAAAAAGTCAATAGTTCTCTCAGATGTTTACAAGCCTTTGTTAGAGGGCTTGGGTGCACCATTTGTTAAGAATGGTGATACACTTGCATCTATTCTTACTGAACCTGTGTTTTTGCATGCGCTTGTTAAGTGTACTTGTGGCAAAACCATGTGGACCGTTGGTGACTGGAGTTGCTACAAGTCATTGTGTTGCGGTGTAGTTTGCAAACCACTTTGTAACGTTGCTGGCATTGTTAATCCTGGTTCCGCTGTTGTCACCCGTACTGGATTAGGTTCTGGTATTAAGTACTACTGTGGCATGTTCTTGCGTCACATTCTTGACGTCGATGGCGTTTCTGTGTGGCGTGTGATCAGATTACAGAGTGCAGGTGAGACTGTGACTTCGACCAACTTTGAGGAGTTTGGTGATGTGTGCCCTATGGACACATGTCACTATTCTCTAGATTCAAGGCTGGCTGTCATGTTCAAACTTAACCTGCTTTCAGGTGACTTTTGTGCTGAGGTGCGTCATGCTATTGCTAGCGGTGTTTTCAGCGTTGGTAATTTCATTTGTGACGTTACTGACGATGTGCTTGGAAAACCATGGTTCTTGAAGAAACTTGGTGTTCTAGCAGATGCTGCCTGGACCGCTTTTGTTGCCAGTCTTCGTAAAATTAAAGTTATGAGTTCGCAGCTTGTGGATCTTGCTAAAGCATTAGCGTGTGCTAGTGTTTCTGTTATTAACAGGTGCTTGGTTCTTGCTGCTGATGTGCCTCCTATTTTCAAGGAGTGTTTTGCTAAGTTTGTCAGTGCTATTGCAGCTCTGTTTAAGTCTACTTGTGACACTGTCAAGGTTGCACGTCATTCATATCCAAGGCTTTTTGACTATGTTTTGCTTGATAATCATTTGGTGAAAATGGTTACTCAACGCATTACTGGTAAAAAGCAGGCTGGATTGACTGAGGCTACATTTGCTGATGTAATTCTGGGTGCCACTACTAATGTGACATCAGACCGTACTGAGGCTTGTAATGTTGGCCTTGTGCTTTGTGACTATGACGTGCCCGTTCTGAATACTGGATATACTGCCATTATTGGTGGTAAGGCCTTTTTCTGTAGTGAGGGTTACTATAGGTTTATGGCTACCCCCAATGTTGTGCTTGATGAACCTGTGTTTCGTGCAGCGGCAGAATTGAATCCAGTTTTTGAGTGCGAAAAGCCTGATGGTTTTCCAGTTCTCGTTGCATCCGATGTGGCTGAACTCTGTGTTAAAGTTGATCAGCTCCTGCCCAACTATAGTACCTCATACAAACGTTATGAGAGTGTTATACGTGGTGAGCAGTGCTTTATACGCTGTATTTACGATTTTAGAGCACCATCATTTATTAGGAAAGGTGATGATGCTGAGAAATTTGTGAAACAGTGTGAAGTGCTTGTTAGCAACCCCTTGTTCTTTGAGTTTTATACTCAGGCGCATGAGGCTGTTGACCTTGATCAGTATGTTAATACAGCTTGTACCTTAGAAGGTTTTTCGCATATGGCTCCTGCTGTACCCAAGCCACATCCTTTGTTTTTGCAAATTGATGGCGGTGCCATATGGCGAAGTGTTGTTCGCCGTGTGAGCGCCGTAGCAGATTTTGTCAGAAACCTTAAGGTTAGTTTTGGTTTGGAGGGCATTATTGTCTCAGCAGCTAGGAAATTCAAACAATGGGCTAAACTTTTGGCTCAGATGTATAATGAATTTCTTAACTCTGTTTCAGCTGCCATTCATATTGCAGGGGTTAAGTTTATACATTATGCCACCACTGTGCCACAGCTTGCCTATAATGGTTGCCTCTATGCTCTTAAAAAGACATATGCTGCAACTGTAGGACTTCAAACCGAAGAGGGTGTTGACGGCTTTTATGCTTTTGACCATTGTCAATTACCAGTAACTCCTAGGTTGCTGCAGGTTGAAGATGTCAATTTAGAAGAAGCTGATTTTAAACCCCCAGTAGGTGGTGGTTGTGTGGCAGTGATTAATGGTTACTCATTTTATGTGGAAGGTGATTCTTATTACCCCACTGATTGTAGTGCTATTCATTCACTGCGCTTTAGAAAGCTTGGTGGTGCTGGTGTTGCTTTTTCAGAAGATGTGGCAGTTAAAACTATTGATCCTGTCTACAAGGTTCGACTCGATTTTGAATTCGAAGATGATTCAGTTGTTGCACTTTGCAAGAAGACTATTGGCAAGTCCATTAAGTTTAATGGTACAGAATGGGACAAATTTGTCGCCATTTTGGAAACTGCACTAGGTGTTCTTGCAAAGCATGTTACGTTGCCACCATACTTCATTTATGACGACCATGGTGGCAAGAACTTATCACGCACTGTAGTGGTTTCACAATGGCCACCAGCTGATGTTGATGAGTCTTGTGATGACAGTGACGATGATGATGACTCCGACCATGAAGCAGATGAAGAATCCTCTGCTGAGCATGATGATGATCCTGAAAGTGCATCAACAGATGAACAGTTGATGGGCCAGGATACTGCACCTGATAGTGCATCGACAGATGAAAGTCATGAGACCGAACCTAATGGTGTGTCTTTAGATGAAGATCTGTCTGCAAAACAGGAAGAGGCTCTAAATGCTTTGGACAACGCCATTGGTAGTGCATCAGCTGCCACAGAAGAAGAAGAAGTTAATGATGCACTGTCCTTTATGACCGAGTCATCACCAAAACCTTGTGAGCCTACTAGCGACACATTTGCATATCCTTTTAAGGATTATAATGGTGTCAAGGTGCTAGACCAACAAAGTAACAATTGCTGGGTTAACTCAACTTTACTCCAGTTGCAGTTGCTTGGTGTCATCGGTGATGACTCCGCAATGGCATTGTTTAAAGTTGGTAGAGTTGGACCTATGGTTAAGCGTTGCTACGAAGCTGTTGGCGCAATTAAAGGCTCTTTAGGCGACGTGTCTCAGTGTATGGAAGTTTTGTTACGTGATGTCAAAACTCTTACTGTACACTGTGATACTGTTTGTGACTGTGGGTCTGGCGCTAAGACCTTTGTTGGCTGTGCTTTTAGGTTTGAGCCTACGACGGAACCGTTTCCATATGGTTGTTGTCAGAATTGCAAACAGGTTTTATTGCATACCATTACTTCTATTAGTGGTACTGGTGTGTTTTGTCGTGAACCTACTCCTTTTGACATCAGTGTTATGCCAATTCGACCATTGTGTGCTGCAAATTATGTTGGCGCTGTTGATGGTGGTCATTATATGACTAACATATATACCAACAATGTTGCGGTGGACGGTCATGGTGTACACGTGATTGCAAACACAGGTCTTAACACTATTTGTGTTAAGGATGTGGATTGGTCTAGAGCTATTAAATATGAACCCGTTCGTGTTGAAAAGCCTAAAAAGGATGTCAATCCAGAACCACCAGTTAAACCTTTGAATGCTAAAGTTGATGGTTTGAAACCATTTGTTAGTTACAAAGGTGTTGAGTTCTATCAGGGTGCTTTTAAGGACCTCCTTGATTTGCCATTTGACTTTGTTGTAAACGCAGCAAATGAGCAATTGTCCCATGGTGGTGGTGTTGCACGTGCTATAGATGAACATACTGGTGGTGAACTGCAAAGTTTGTCTGACAGATATGTTAAAGCCGTAGGTCCTCTAAAGGTTGGCACAGGTGCTTACATTAAATGCAAAGCATTTGATGTTTTTAATGTTGTAGGTCCACGCAAGGGTAAACATGCTAAGGATTTGCTTGTCAAGTCTTATGACAGTGTCTTTAGTGTGCCTGGCGTGCCACTTATGCCATTATTGAGCATTGGTATATTTAGGGTACCCATTGAAGATTCTTTGAGTGCTCTATTTGCCTGTGTTGGAGATCGCGTTTGCAAGTGTTTTTGTTATTTGGACGCTGAGCGTGACGCTATTCTGCAATATGTTGCTGGGCTTTCGGTTGTCAACGAGGAGGAAGTTAAGCAGGAAACTGCTTTTACTCCTAGGCGTATGGAGGGCTCATGTAACTTTTATGACTGCAACCCTAAAGCATTGGTTGACAATGGTGTGACAAGGTTTGTTGTTTTTACCAAACCAAGTCTTGATTTTTGTGACACCACCAAAGTGCTAGACACCTACTTTAAAAGTTTGCTAACTAACCTTGTAAAGGATTATGTTAGCACTCTTAAGGGTAAGGTTGTGCCAGCTGGTAACTGTGTTACACTGCGTTGCACTGATAGTGTTAGTGTTACATTTGTTGTTTTGCCTACAGATGATGACCCTAATTTTGAAACTAATGCAAAGCGTGCTTTTCAAAAATGTCTTAAACTTAAAGGTACATGTGTTTATGCGACCACTGATGCCGATGTTTTGAGACGTATTGTCAAGCACTCATGCTTTGGTTTTATCGCTAATGACAATGTTATTAGTGCAGTTTTCACGGATGGTCAATTTAGGGTTGAAGTTACACAAGACCAGCGTACTTACAGTGTTAAATCCTTAGATGCTAGTAAAACAATGGGCGAACAGTTGGGTACATGTAGTGTTGATAACACTAATGTCTCTGATCAGCGTCCAACTAGTGATATTTCTAAGGTTACTGTTGCTCCTGCTGTTGATTGGGACGTGCATTATGGTTTTGTTGGCGCAGCTAGTTTTCATATTTTGAATCATGAAGCATTCGAATATCCTAGCAGCGTGCAAAATGGTAAGCGTGTTCTTAAAACTAGTGACAACAATTGTTGGGTTAATGCTGTATGTTTACAACTACAGTTTGCTAATGCCAAATTTGTTGGAACTGGTCTTCAAACATTGTGGGATGAGTACCTGGTTGGTAATGTTGCTGGCTTTGTACACTGGTTGTATTGGCTAGCAGGCGTTCAGAAGGGGGATCCTGGTGATGCTGAGGACACTTTGAATTTAATTTCTAAGTTTCTTCAGTCTCAGGGACACGTGGTTGTGGACCGCACTACAGTTGATTCTTGCTGTAGTTCCCAGCGCACACTTGTTACACCAGTGGTTAATGGTAGTATTTTGCGCATGGGTGTTGATGATGGTGCGTGTAAACATGGTTCTACTTTTATAAATAAGGTTGTCAGTATTAATGGTACTGTAATCTTAGTTAATGTTGGGCCACCAATCTCTAGTGCACCTACTTCTTTTATACAGGGTCTGTCTTATACATCATTCAACAACACAGTTGGAGGTGTTGGACATTACACTGTATATGATAGTACACAGCATGGCTTTTATGACGGTGATGTCTTTGTACGTGGTGAATTGGCTATGCAACCTGTGACTGCTTTAGTTGCTAGACATAGTCATTATGTTGTTAAAGACCCTGTAAAGTCTTTTGAACAACGTGCTTCTGCAGTTGTTGACAGTCTCAATTTTGCATCTGAGAAGTTTTTCACCTTTGGTGATTTTGTGTCACGTAACGTCATAACAATGTTAGTGTGGTTCTTTAGTTTGCTTTCTTTGCTGCTGAAGTCTGTGCGTCGCAGAGACTTTAGGGTTTTAGCAGGTGCACCAGAGCGTTCTGGTGTTATAATTAGTCGTAGCATTAAATATAATGTTAGAGCATTACGCTACTTTATGAGGCTGAAAGCCAAGTGGGTTTGTATGTTTTTGAAGGCCTGTTTCATATTGTATACATGTTATGCTACATGTTTTATGATTATTAGGTTTTCGTTTGTAAGTGACATCTTTTGTAGTGGCTACGTTGATGGTTATGCTAATTCCTCATTTGACAAAAATGCATACTGTGATGGACAGTTGTGCAAGGTATGTTTGTTTGGTTACGATGAACTAGCAGATTTTCCGCATACCACTGTTGTTTGGGAGCACTTAAAAGACCCATTTGTCATAAATGTCATACCCCTATTTTATCTTGGCTTCTTGGCAATATTTGGTGGAACTGTTACTCGTATAATGGTTTTGTACTTTGTTAGCCAGTATGTTAACATGCTTGGTGCTTACCTTGGTGTACAAGATAGTGTTTGGTTTTTGCAATTCTTTCCATTTGATGTTTTTGGAGATGAGATCGTCGTGCTATTTTTAGTAGTACGCGTGCTTATGTTTCTCAAACACGTGTTGTTTGGTTGCGATAAACCCTCGTGTCTGGCTTGCTCTAAGAGCGCAAGGCTGAAGCGTGTTCCAGTTTCCACTATTGTTTCTGGTGCTAATAAGTCCTTCTATGTCAATGCTAATGGTGGTACGTCCTTCTGTAAGAAGCATAATTTTTATTGTGTTAATTGTGACTCTTATGGTTTGGGTTGTACTTTCATTAATGACGTTGTTGCAGCTGAAGTTGGAAATGTTACTAAGTTAAACGTCCAGGCAACAGGTCCTGCCTTTGTTGAGGTTGACAAAGTCGAATTTAACAATGGCTTTTACTACTTGTATAGTGGTAATACCTTTTGGAAATACAATTATGACATTACTGATAGTCGTTATAGTTGTAAAGAAGCCCTGAAAACGTGTAACGTAGCTGCTGACTTCATAATTTGTAATAACACAGGCTCTAATATGGCGCAAGTAAAGAATGCTTGTGTTTATTTTAGCCAATTGTTGTGTAAACCTATTAAGATTGTAGATTCTACACTTGTGTCAACTTTGGGTGTTGATTTTAGCACATCTATTCATAGTGCTTTTGTTGAAATCCTAACCGATAGTTTCGGCAAAGATCTTTCAAATTGCACTACTATGTCACAGTGTAGGGCTACACTTGGGTTTGATGACATTTCTGATGAGGACTTTACAGGTGCCGTTGCTAATGCCCATAGATATGGCTTGCTTTTAACAGACATTTCATTTAATAACTTTATTACCTCCTATGCTAAGCCAGAGGAGAAGATGTCTGTACATGATTTGGCCATTTGTATGCGTAGCGGTGCTCGTGTTGCTAATCACAACGTGCTTGTCAAGGAAAATGTTCCTGTTGTGTGGTCTGCTGAAGCATTTAACGCATTATCTGAAGAGTCTCGCAAGTATGTTGTTAAGACTTCTAAGGTCAAGGGTTTGACTTTTATGTTGTCTTTTAACAATGTTCGGATGCACACAACTATACCATCTGTTGCCATTTCAGGTAAAAAGGGTGGTAGTACAGTTTCTGCATTTTTTAAAAACTTGCGTAAGATATTGTGGTGTTCATGTACCATTATTTTGTGCTTGTTCTTTGTTACGTCGTTGTGGAACTTTGCAGAAAGTTACCACAGTGGTAGTGAGTTTGGTTATAAGTACATTGAGAATGGTGCACTCAAAGACTTTTCAGGACCACTTGATTGTGTGCACAATATTTTTGATGACTTTATGGCCTGGCATCATGCTAAGTATGGTGTTCAACCTATTAATAGCAGGCGTTGTCCTATTGTTGTTGGCGTTGACGAAAACGTCCGCACAATACCTGGTGTCTCTGCTGGTGTTATGCTTGTTGGTAAAACATTGGTTTTTGCCGTCAAGTCTGTTTATAGTTCTGCAGGTCTATGTTATGATGAGTTTGGAGCGGCCGCACCTGAACAGTGTTTGTTCAATTCCGCTTGTACGACGCTGAAAGGTCTAGGTGGTACTTCTACTTATTGTTACCGTAGTGGTCTGGTCAGTGATAGTGGTCTCTATAGAGATTTGCTGCATGACAGTCATTACTTTTTGCCTGATGGTAACTATGTTAAATTTCCAGAGGTTATATCACGTGGTTTTGGTTTCAGGACAGTACGTACTGCTGCTACAACATACTGCCGTGTTGGTCAATGTGTTGACTCTAAACAAGGTGTATGTTTTGGACTTGATAGGTTCTTGGTTTACAGTGCAGAGTCTGGTTCTGACTTTGTTTGTGGTACAGGTCTTATGTCATTGTTGTACAACGTTTTTGGTATATTTACACGTTCTATACCAGTTGTTGTACTTTCAGGTCAAATTATGTTCAACTGTGTTGTTGCATTTCTTGCTGTCTCTTGCTGCTTTTTGTTTACTAAGTTTAAGAGGCTTTTTGGTGACATGTCTTTTGGTGTGTTCACTGTTTGCTGCTGTGTCTTGGTAAACAACCTTTCCTATATAATAACTCAGAATTATATGGGTCTTGTTTTCTACACTGTTTTGTATTTCTTCTCCACAAAGACCGTGCGTTATGCTTGGATTTGGCACATAGGTTACTTTGTTGCCTACTTCCTTGTAGCACCATGGTGGCTTTTGGGTATGTTTCTTGCTTCTGCTTTGACAGAGTTTTTGCCGTCAATGTTTAAACTTAAAGTTTCTACCCAACTGTTTGATGGAGAGAAATTTGTTGGTAGTTTTGAGACAGCTGCTATGGGTACTTTTGTTTTAGACATGCGTACCTATGAAAAACTTGTTAATTCAACTCCTGGTGATAAAATACGTCAGTATGCAGCCACCTATAATAAATATAAATATTATAGTGGTGGCGCCAATGAGGCTGATTATAGATTGGCATGTTTTGCACATCTAGCCAAAGCCATGATGGACTTTGGTTCAAACCACCAGGACATGTTGTACTCACCTCCTACTGTCAGTTATAATTCAACACTGCAAGCTGGGCTTAAAAAGATGGCACAACCTTCAGGTGTTGTTGAGCGCTGTATAGTCCGTGTTAGTTACGGTAACATGGTGCTCAATGGCCTTTGGTTAGGTGACACAGTTTACTGCCCAAGACATGTGTTGGCTGCATCCACTACTACTCATATTGACTATGAACATGCGCTTGCTATTATGAGGTTACATAATTTTTCTATATCTTATGGTAACACATTTTTAGGCGTTGTTGGTTGTTCTACGAAGGGTGCACTTTTGCTTATTAAGGTTGGTCAAAATAATGTTCACACACCTGGTAGTTATACTTTTAGAACACTTAAGCCTGGCGATTCATTTAACATCTTAGCATGTTATGATGGTACAGCTACTGGCGTTTATGGTGTTAATTTGAGAACCAATCATACCATTAGAGGCTCTTTTATTAATGGAGCTTGTGGTTCACCAGGTTTTAACATACATGGTAGCACTGTAGAATTTTGTTATTTACATCAACTAGAGCTTGGCTCTGGTTGTCATGTGGGTAGCGACATGAATGGTGCTATGTATGGTGGATATGAAGACCAACCCTCTTTCCAGATAGAAGGTGTTAGTAACCTTGTATCTGAGAATGTTGTAGCATTTCTTTATGGTGCATTGCTTAATGGATGTAATTGGTGGTTAGACCAGTGTGGTGTTACTGTTGAGGCCTATAATGATTGGGCTCATAGTAATGGCTGTACTAGTTTATCAAGTACAGATTGTTTCACAATATTGGCAGCTAAGACTGGTGTCGAGGTGTCAAGAGTGTTGGCAGCTATACAGCGTCTTAATGTCAATTTTGGTGGCAAAGCTATACTTGGTTACACATCTTTAACTGACGAGTTTACTGTTGGTGAGATAATTAAGCAGATGTTTGGTGTTAACCTGCAAAGTGGTATTATAAGCCGTTCGGTGCGTAATGTGCTTTTAGTCGGCTTATTTGTTTTACTGTTTTGGTCAGAGTTAGTTATTTATACACCATTTTTCTGGGTTTCTCCAGCTTATATTACACCATTGTTTTTGATTGTCAGTGGTGTTTCTATCTTGTGCATGAGTCTTTTGAAGCATAAAACATTGTTTTTGCAAATGTTTTTGATTCCAGCTGTTATTGCAGTGTCTGCTTACAATCTGGCATATGATTTGGAGATACGCACGTGGATGGCTACTAAGCTGGATTATCATGCCTCTATTCTTAGCTTTAACATTCAGGGTATATTTAACATTATGGTGTGTTGTGTTGTTGTTTGTCTCCATGCATACCGTTGTGTTACTAGATCATCATCTGTTTTCACTATGGTTGTGGCGTGCGTAACGTCGTGCTATAGTTATGTTATATGTGGTGATGCCCTAAGTGCTGCAATGGCTATTATGCTCAACATCACTGGTAATTGGTTTGTTGGTGCAGGTGCTTATAGGTTGGCAACATATATTGTCTTACTAAACCCTGCACTACCTGCTCTTGTCGGTGATGTTAAGGCTATAGTCTTTGTGTACGTTGCTGTTGGCTATGTTTGTTGTGTGTTTTATGGTATTTTGTACTGGGTTAACAGGTTTTGTAAACTTTCACTTGGTGTTTACGATTTTATGGTTAGCCCAGCTGAATTTAAGTACATGGTCGCTAATGGCTTAAGAGCTCCTACTGGTGCATTTGATTCACTATTTTTGTCTGCACGTTTGCTTGGTATTGGTGGTCAGCGTACCATTAAGATATCAACAGTGCAGTCCAAACTTACTGATGTTAAGTGTACCAATGTGGTTCTAATGGGCTGTTTGTCTAGCATGAACATTCAGGCTAACTCTGCTGAGTGGAATTATTGTGTTGATTTGCACAATAAAATAAACTTGTGTAATGATTTAGAACGTGCACAAGAGTATCTTTTGGCATTGTTGGCATTTTTCTTGTCAAAGAATAGTGCCTTTGGCTTAGATGATCTTTTGGACTCTTATTTTGACAATAACACTGTGCTTCAGGCTGTTGCTACTACATATGCTAACATGCCATCATACATTATGTATGAGAATGCAAGACAGGCATATGAGGAAGCAATTTCAAACCGTTCCTCACCCCAGTTAATTAAGCAACTTAAGCATGCTATGAACAGGGCTAAGGGGGAGTTTGACCATGAGGCTGCAACTCAGCGTAAGATTGATCGTATGGCTGAACAAGCAGCTGCGCAGATGTTTAAGGAAGCTAGAGCTGTGAATAAAAAGTCAAAGGTCACTAGTGCTATGCATGCCATGTTATTCAGTATGTTGCGTCGTTTGGATATGTCTAGTGTTGACATTATCCTCAACCTCGCTAGAAATGGCACCGTTCCATTATCCATAATACCTGCTTTGTGTGCTACTAGGTTGTCAATTATTGTCAGTGACTTTGAGTCATATGCCAAACTGTTTAGAGAAGGTTGTATACATTATGCCGGTACTATATGGTCTGTTGCTGACATTAAGAACAACGATGGTAAACCAGTACATCAGAAGGAAGTGACGTCTTCTAATGCTGAGAACTTGAGTTGGCCATTGTGTATTAATGCAGAACGTATAGTTAAGTTACAGAATAACGAAGTTATGCCTGGTAAGCTTAAACAGCGTTCTGTTAAAGCAGAAGGTGACGGTGTCATGGCTGAGGGCAAGGCGCTTTACAATACTGAGAATGGACGTACTTTTATGTACGCATTTCTTGCAGACAAACCTGATCTTAAGGTCGTAAAATGGGAGTCTGATGACGGTGTTAAGGTCATAGAATTGGAACCACCTTGTAAGTTTTTGGTGGACACACCCAACGGACCACATGTAAAATTTTTGTACTTTGTGCGGAATCTTAACACACTTCGACGTGGTGCTGTTCTCGGTTTCGTTGGTGCAACAGTAAGATTACAGGCAGGTAAGCAAACTGAGCAAGTTATGAATTCTTCTCTATTGACTATGTGTGCCTTTTCTACTGATCCAGCTAAGACATATCTTGATGCAGTTAAGAGTGGTGTTAAGCCAATTGGTAACTGTGTTAAAATGTTGGCTAATGGTGCTGGTAACGGACAGGCTATCACTAATGGTGTTGAGGCTAATACTAGTCAAGACTCATATGGTGGTGCGTCTGTTTGTCTGTGGTGTAGAGCTTATGTTGAACATCCAGCTATGGATGGCTTTTGTAAGTATAGAGGCAAGTATGTCCAGGTACCTATTGGAACTGTCGATCCTATTAGGTATTGTCTTGAGAATGAGGTTTGTAAAGTTTGTGGATGCTGGTTGAATAACGGTTGTTCTTGTGATAGGACATCTATTGTCCAAAGCTTTGACAGCAGTTATTTAAACGAGCAAGGGGCTCTAGTGCAGCTCGACTAGAGCCCTGTAATGGCACTGATACTGATCATGTGTATCGTGCTTTTGATATTTATAACAAGGATGTCGCATGTATAGGTCAGTTTCTTAAGGTGAACTGCGTTCGTTTTAGGAATACTGACATGCATGACGCATTTTATGTTATAAAGCGCTGTACTAAGTCTGTCATGGATCACGAGCAGTCCATATATGACAAACTTGCAAAATGTGATGCAGTTGCAAAACATGATTTCTTCACCTGGAAGGAAGGTAGGTCAATCTATGGTAATGTTTGTAGGTGTAATCTTACAAAATATACCATGATGGATCTCTGTTTTGCATTGCGTAATTTTGATGAGCGTAACTGTCAAACCCTTAAAGAGATTTTAGTCTTGACTGGTGCCTGTGATGAATCTTATTTTGAAAATAAACTCTGGTTCGACCCTGTTGAGAATGAGGACATACACCGTGTTTATGCCAAGTTAGGCGTCGTAGTGGCACGTGCTATGCTTAATTGTGTGAAGCTTTGTGATGCTATGGTCAAAGCTGGCATAGTGGGTGTTTTGACGCTTGACAATCAAGACCTTAATGGTAAGTTCTATGATTTTGGTGACTTTGTCCCTAGTCTTGAGGGTATGGGTGTGCCATTATGTACCTCTTATTACTCTTATATGATGCCTATAATGGGTATGACTAATTGTTTGGCATCAGAGTGTTTTATGAAAAGTGACATTTTTGGTGAGGATTTTAAATCCTATGATTTGTTGGAATATGATTTTACTGCCCATAAACAGTCTCTGTTTGAGAAGTATTTTAAATACTGGGGCCAAGAGTATCATCCCAACTGTGTGGATTGTCATGATGATTTATGTGTGGTACACTGTGCAAATTTTAATACATTGTTTTCTACAACAATACCTAACACTGCCTTTGGACCACTTTGTAGAAAGTGTTGGATTGATGGTGTTCCACTTGTTACCACAGCTGGTTATCATTTTAAACAGCTTGGTATAGTGTGGAACAAAGATTTCAACACACACTCTACTAGATTGACAATAAATGACTTACTGCGGTTTGTTACTGACCCAGCACTTCTTGTTGCATCCTCACCTGCACTTGTTGACCAACGTACCGTTTGCTTTTCTGTTGCGGCACTTAGTACTGGTCTAGTCAATCAAACTGTTAAACCAGGCCATTTTAATGAGGAGTTTTATAACTTCCTTAGAGGCCATGGTTTCTTTGAAGAGGGGTCTGAGTTGACACTTAAGCATTTCTTCTTTGCTCAGAAAGGTGATGCGGCTGTTAAAGACTTCGATTTTTACCGCTATAATAAGACCACCATGCTAGACATTTGTCAAGCACGCGTTGTTTATAAGCTAGTTTCTAGATACTTTGAGATCTATGAAGGTGGCTGTATAACTGCGAAGGAGGTGGTTGTTACCAATTTGAATAAGAGTGCTGGTTGGCCTCTTAACAAAATTGGTAAAGCAGGTACTTATTATGAGTCTTTGTCATATGAGGAACAGGATGAGTTGTATGCGCTCACAAAGCGTAATATACTCCCTACTATGACTCAGCTCAACTTAAAGTACGCCATCAGCGGTAAAGAAAGAGCACGTACTGTCGGAGGTGTCGCATTGTTATCAACTATGACCACTAGGCAGTTCCATCAGAAGCATCTTAAATCCATCGTTAATACTAGGGGTGCCAGTGTTGTCATTGGCACAACTAAGTTTTATGGTGGTTGGGATGCCATGCTTAAGACTCTTATACATGGTGTTGAAAATCCTCATCTAATGGGGTGGGACTATCCGAAGTGTGATAGAGCTCTACCCAATATGGTACGGATGATTTCTGCTATGATATTGGGTTCTAAGCATGTTACATGTTGTACTGCTAGTGATAGGTTTTTCAGATTGGCTAATGAGCTAGCACAGGTTTTGACTGAGGTTGTCTACTCTAATGGTGGTTTTTATCTCAAACCTGGTGGCACAACTTCTGGTGATGCTACTACAGCATATGCCAATTCTGTTTTTAACATCTTTCAGGCTGTCAGTGCTAATGTGAATCGGTTACTAAGAGTTGATAGTAATCTGTGCAATAATCTCGACGTAAGAGACCTACAACGTAGACTCTATGAGTGTTGTTATAGGTCTTCTACTGTAGATGATAATTTTGTTAATGATTACTATGGTTTTCTTAGGAAGCATTTTTCTATGATGATATTATCAGACGATGGTGTTGTTTGCCATAACAGCGAGTATGCTCAGCTTGGTTATGTAGCAGATCTTAATGCCTTCAAGTCTGTGCTATATTATCAGAATAATGTGTTTATGAGTGAGTCTAAATGTTGGGTTGAACCCGATGTTAATAAAGGACCTCATGAGTTTTGCTCACAGCACACTATGCAGATAACTGATAAGGATGGTTCTTACTTTCTGCCTTATCCAGATCCCTCTAGAATTTTGTCAGCAGGCGTTTTTGTGGACGATGTTGTTAAGACAGACCCTGTCATTCTTTTAGAGCGTTATGTTTCATTGGCTATAGATGCCTACCCTTTGTCCAAACATGAAAACCCTGAGTATCAGCGTGTCTTCTATGTATTATTGGACTGGGTTAAACATCTTAATAAAACTTTAAACCAAGGCGTATTAGATGCGTTCTCTATCGAAATGCTAGAGGACTCAACTTGTAAGTTTTGGGATGAAAAGTTTTATTCTAACATGTATGAACGCTCTGCAGTTTTGCAGTCGGCAGGTCTGTGTGTTGTTTGTTCGTCTCAAACTGTATTACGGTGTGGTGACTGTCTACGTAGGCCTATGCTTTGTACTAAATGTGCATATGATCATGTGGTTTCTACCAGTCATAAGTTTATATTGGCTATAACACCGTATGTTTGTTGTGCTACTGGCTGTGGTGTTAATGACGTTACCAAGCTCTACCTTGGTGGTTTGAGTTATTGGTGTATAGACCACAAACCTAGGTTAGCCTTTCCATTATGTTCTGCTGGCAATGTTTTTGGTTTGTACAAAAATTCTGCAGTTGGTTCACCTGATGTGGACCAATTTAACCAACTAGCTACTTCTGACTGGACTGATGTTCGTGATTACAAATTAGCCAATGATGTCAAGGACTCATTGCGTTTGTTTGCAGCAGAAACTATTAAGGCTAGTGAGGAAAATATTAAGTCTTCTTATGCCTGTGCTACAATCAGGGAAGTTATTGGTCCTAAAGAGCTTATTTTAAGTTGGGAGGCTGGTAAGACAAAGCCTGCTCTTAATCGTAACTCAGTCTTTACTGGTTTTCATATTACTAAGAATATGAAGTCTCAGATAGGCGAGTTTACGTTTGAGAAGTCTGACTATGATAGTGATGCTGTCATATACAAGTCTACCACCACGGTTAAATTACAACCTGGTATGGTCTTTGTGTTGACATCTCACAATGTTCAGTCTTTACGTGCCCCAACTATTGCCAATCAGGAACGTTATGCTAACCTTGTTAAGTTGAGGCCTGCTTTTAACGTACCTCCTGATTACGCTAATCTTGTGGCCTATTATCAAATGATAGGTCACCAGAAGATTACCACAATCCAAGGTCCTCCTGGTAGTGGTAAATCTCATTGCGTTATTGGCTTAGGATTGTACTACCCTGGTGCTAGAATCGTTTATACTGCATGTTCTCATGCTGCAGTTGATTCTTTGTGTTGCAAGGCAGCCACTGCTTTTAGTGCCGATAGGTGTTCCAGAATTATACCTCAACGTGCTCGTGTGGAGTGTTATTCGGGTTTTAAACCTAATAACACTACTGCACAGTACATATTTTCTACTGTTAATGCATTGCCTGAGTGTGCCACTGATATCGTCGTTGTTGATGAAGTTTCAATGTGCACTAATTATGAGCTTTCTATAATTAACCAACGTGTTAGTTATAAGCACATAGTGTATGTTGGTGACCCACAACAATTGCCAGCACCACGCATAATGATAACGCGTGGTGTGCTGGAACCTAGCGATTATAATGTTGTCACCCAGCGCATGTGTGCTATTAAGCCTGACATTTTCTTGCATAAGTGTTATCGCTGTCCTGCTGAGATTGTTGACACTGTTTCTGAGATGGTTTATGAAAACCAGTTCAAACCTGTTAACAAAGCAAGCAAACAGTGCTTCAAAATCATGTGTAAGGGTAATGTCATGGTAGATAATGGTTCAAGTATTAACAGGAGGCAGCTGGAGGTTGTTAAAATGTTTTTGGCAAAGAATCCTAGTTGGCGTAATGCTGTTTTTATTTCACCCTACAATAGTCAGAATTATGTGGCTAGTCGTTCCCTTGGTCTCCAGATACAGACTGTTGATTCATCACAGGGTAGTGAGTATGATTATGTCATATTTACCCAGACTTCTGATACAGCACATGCTAGTAACGTTAACAGGTTTAATGTTGCTATCACTAGAGCTAAGAAGGGTATTTTGTGTGTTATGTGTGACAAAAATCTTTATGATTTGCTTAAGTTTTATGAGCTTAAGTTGTCTGATTTACAAGCACAAACTGATGGTTGCGGTCTGTTTAAGGATTGTAGTAGGCGCGACGACATGTTACCACCTTCACATGCTTCTACTTATATGGCACTTTCTGACAATTTTAAGACAGACAAAGAATTGGCTGTCCAAATTGGTGTGAATGGTCCAATTAAGTATGAGCATGTTGTTTCATTCATGGGCTTCAGATTCGATGTTAACATACCTAACAATCATACACTGTTTTGTACACGTGACTTTGCAATAAGGCACGTGCGTGGTTGGCTTGGTTTTGATGTCGAAGGAGCACATGTAGTTGGTGAAAATGTCGGTACAAATGTGCCACTACAACTTGGGTTTTCTAATGGTATTGACTTTGTTGTCAGACCAGAAGGGTGTGTTGTTACTGATACTGGTAGTGCTATTGTTCCTGTTAAAGCTCGTGCACCACCTGGTGAACAATTTGCGCACTTGGTGCCATTGCTTAGGAAGGGTCAGCCATGGAGTGTTGTCAGGAAACGCATCGTTCAGATGTGTTGTGACCATTTCATTAATTTGTCTGACATTGTAGTGTTTGTTTTATGGTCTGGAGGCCTTGAATTGACAACAATGCGCTACTTTGTTAAGGTTGGTCCCATTAAGCACTGCGAGTGTGGCAAGTTAGCGACTTGCTATAACAGTGTGTCACACTCTTTCTATTGTTTTACTCATGCATTTGGTTGTGATTACCTGTATAACCCTTACTGTATTGATATACAGCAGTGGGGTTACACTGGTTCACTTAGTAGTAACCACCATCAGCATTGCAATCTGCATCGTAATGAACATGTGGCATCTGGTGATGCTATCATGACGCGCTGTTTGGCCATTTATGACTGCTTTGTTAAAAACGTTGATTGGTCTGTGACATATCCTTTCATAGCCAATGAAAACTTAATTAACAAAAGTGGTCGTATGGTACAGTCCCATGTGATGCGGGCTGCACTAGCGTTGTATAAACCTAAGGCCATCCATGATATTGGTAATCCTAAGGGTATACGCTGTGCAGTTACTGATGTCAGCTGGTATTGTTATGACAAACAACCTCTTAACAATAATGTTAAGACTCTAGAATATGACTACATTACACATGGTCAGTTTGATGGTTTGTGTCTGTTTTGGAATTGTAATGTGGATATGTATCCAGAGTTTTCAATTGTTTGTCGCTTTGATACTAGACAACGTTCCCTGTTAAATTTAGAAGGCTGTAATGGTGGTTCTCTTTATGTTAACAACCATGCTTTTCATACGCCAGCTTTTGATAAGCGAGCATTTGCTAAGCTTAAAGCCATGCCTTTCTTTTACTATGACACTTCTGACTGCGATAAGTTGCATGACTCTATTAATTATGTACCACTTAAAGCATCTAATTGCATTACTAGGTGCAATGTTGGTGGTGCTGTGTGTAGTAGGCATGCTGATCAGTATCATAGTTACGTTGCAGCGTACAATAATTTTACACAGGCTGGTTTCACCATTTGGGTACCTCAAAATTTTGACCTCTACAACTTGTGGCAAACACTTGCTAAGCCTAATTTACAAGGTTTGGAAAATATTGCCTTTAATGTTGTTAAGAAGGGTTCTTTTGTAGGTGCTGAAGGTGAATTACCTGTTGCTATTGTTGGTGATAAAGTTCTTGTTCGTGAGAACGATGTTGATAACCTCGTGTTCACAAATAAGACATCTCTACCTACCAATGTGGCATTTGAATTGTATGCAAAGCGAAAGGTTGGTTTGACTCCACCTCTTACCATATTACGCAACTTGGGTGTGGTTCGCACTTATAAGTTTGTGTTGTGGGATTATGAGGCAGAGAGACCATTTACGTCTTATACTAAGGACGTTTGCAAGTATACAGATTTTGATGCTGGCGTTTGCACATGTTATGATAATAGTGTGCAAGGTTCATTTGAACGTTTTACATTGGACCCTGATGCGGTACTCATTTCACTCACTGCTGTTAAAAAGTTGACACCCATTAAAATTAGTTATGGCTATCTTAATGGTGTCGCTGTTTCACAGCATGAGAAGAAACCTCTTACTTGGTACATATATACCAGGAAAGGTGGCAAGTTTGATGATTACCCAGAGGGTTTTTACACTCAGGGCCGTACTTCTGCTGATTTTAAGCCTCGTAGTACCATGGAGGAAGATTTCCTTAATATGGACACTGGACTCTTTATATCTAAATATGGCCTTGAGGATTATGCTTTTGAGCATGTGGTCTATGGTGACATCTCCAAAACAACCCTTGGTGGGTTACATTTGTTGATATCACAAGTTAGACTGTCTAAATTAGGCATCCTAAAAATTGATGAGTTCATAGCGGCTGGTGACAGTACATTGAAATCTTGTACTGTTACATTTGCGGACAATCCTAGTAGTAAATCTGTTTGCACTTATATGGATTTATTATTGGATGACTTTGTTACAATTATGAAGAGTCTTGACCTTAGCGTTGTGTCTAAAGTCCATGAGGTTATGGTTGACTGTAAGATGTGGAGATGGATGTTATGGTGTAAAGACCACAAAGTCCAAACCTTCTATCCTCAGTTACAATCTGCCGAATGGAAGTGTGGGTATAGTATGCCAGCACTTTATAAGATACAACGTATGTGTCTAGAACCTTGTAATTTGTATAATTATGGTGCTGGCATTAAGTTACCTGACGGCATTATGTTTAATGTTGTCAAGTATACACAGTTGTGCCAATACCTGAATAGTACCACTATGTGTGTGCCTCATCATATGCGCTGTTTACACCTTGGTGCTGGCTCTGATAAGGGCGTTGCACCAGGTACTGCAGTACTCAAGCGCTGGCTGCCTATTGATGCCGTCATTGTTGACAATGACGTTAATGATTATGTCAGTGATGCTGACTTTAGTTACACAGGCGATTGTACAACTTTGTATTTGGCTGACAAGTTTGATTTGGTCATCTCTGATATGTATGATGGTAAGATTAAGCTGTGTGATGGTGACAATGTTTCCAAGGAAGGCTTTTTCACATACATCAATGGTGTTATATGTGAAAAACTTGCCATAGGTGGAACTGTAGCCATTAAGATTACAGAGCATAGCTGGAACAAGCGTCTGTATGAGTTAATACAGCGTTTTGAGTACTGGACTATGTTTTGTACCAGCGTTAATACATCATCGTCAGAGTCATTTCTTATAGGCGTACATTACCTTGGTGATTACGCAACAACACCTGTCATTGATGGCAATACTATGCATGCAAACTACATCTTTTGGCGTAATTCTACTATGATGACTATGTCATACAATAGTGTTTTAGACCTTAGTAAGTTTGCATGCAAGCACAAGGCAACGGTTGTTGTTAATTTGAAAGAAAATGCCATTTCAGATTTAGTTGTTAGCCTTGTTAGGAGTGGAAAGTTGCTTGTTAGAGGTTCAGGCCCATTAGTTAATTTGTCAAATCATTTAGTTAATACTAAATGAAATTGATTATTTTGTTGTGCATAGGCTTTGCTTATGCCAATCAACGTAATGTTGGTTGCAGCGAAGGCGGGTATCTTGATCCACCTAAGCGTTTACAGCTAGGATTGGATAATGTAACTGCCTTAGTACCTGGTGCCTTGCCACTCCCAGGTCTTTGGAATTGCACTGTTACTAGTAACTTTATATATGGACCAACGCCTCGTCCTATTGGCCTATTTATAATGTACTATGCCAGTGCCCAAGTGGCCCAGTTTGGGATTTCTTCCACTCTTAGACGTTCTTTGTCACCATATTCGTTGTACTTTTTAAACTATGGTAATGGCAGACGTCACATAATTCGCATTTGCAAGTGGGACACTGACAAAATGCTTCAGGATTCTGATGCCACTACTGGTTACGATTGCATTGCTAATGTTCGCATCAATGATGTTGTGCTTGAGCATGGTGGTCGCCAGATCTATGGCTTGTCTTGGTCTGGTAATGTAGTTACTCTCCATATGCTTAAAGGTATTAGGCACATCACAGTGCCGGGGGCGCAATATTGGGACATTATTAGGTTTTCCTGTGGACACAAAGACTCCTGTGGCCACCAGGTAGTTTACTCAACTAATGTTTTCAATGTCACAGTGCTCAACGGCTTTATTACTAACTACCAAGTTTTGCCTGATAGTGGTGAATTTTCAGACAATTTGTTTACCGTTGGCGATGATGGTTCTATACCACCATCCTTTGGCTTTAACAATTGGTTTGTGCTTTCTAATTCCTCTTCCATTATTTCCGGCACGGTTGTTAGTAACCAGCCGTTGCGTCTCACTTGTTTGTGGCCTATTCCATCCAGTACTGGTGCTCTGGCCACTATATATTTTAATGGTACTAACGGTGCACAGTGCAATGGGTTTGACAGTAATGCACCCTTTGATGCCATTAGGTTTAATCTTAATGGCACTTTGAGTGGACATAACTTCGTTAGTGGTTTTGTCCTCCATGCTGCAAATGGTGCAACTTTGGGTTTTTCATGTACCAACTCAACTGATGCCCCCTATTTACGTCAAATACCTTTTGGCATTGGTGACACGCCATATTATTGCTATCTTAATGTCACTACTGACATTAATAGTACAATGTCCTTTGTTGGGGCTTTGCCTCTTAATTTGCGGGAGATTGTTATAGCTTCTAATGGTGATGTTTATATGAATGGGTATCGCTACTTTGCTGCTGGTGATCTTAGTAGTGTTGATGTTGAGCTTCCTTCACAACAAGTTTTTGGTTCAACTTTTTGGACCATAGCTTTTACTGTTTTTGAGACAGTGTTGTTGGAAGTTGATGGTACTTCTATTAATCGCATGTTGTACTGTGATAATCCGCTTAACCGTGTTAAGTGTAGTCACACACAATTTGATCTGGTTGATGGTTTTTATCCATTAACCGATGTTGATCTTGCTGTCAAACCATTTACTTTTGTCACGTTGCCTACTTTTGCTGACCATAGCTTTGTTTATTTTAATTTTTCATTAATGTTTGATGACCTTAATGAAGATTTCAGATTGCAGAGCTTTAATCTTACTATTAATGGCCAATTGTCGTATTGTGTCCAGAGCAGGCAATTTACTACTAGTGGTAGTGTTCGAACTAATACCAATCATCAGTTTGGCTTTTACACACAGCGTGCGGCTTCTAATGGTTGCCCTTTTACCATAGACACTTTGAACAACTATCTTACATTTGGTAGGATTTGTTTCTCGTTTGGTGAAAGTGGTGCAGGCTGTGGTGTTGATGTCATGGTGGAGTCTCAGTACAACATGTTTAAGGTCACTACTATTTTTGTGTCTTATAGTGAAGGTGATATAATTGCTGGTATGCCCAAACCTTCTGAAGGTATTCGTGATGTTTCAAAAATCCACTTGGACGTCTGTAGTACCTACAGTATATATGGTCATACTGGTGATGGCATTATCCGTCTTACTAATGACACATTGTTAGGTGGCCTCTATTACACTTCGCCTGGTGGTGCGCTTTTAGGTTTTAAAAATGTTACCACTGGTGAAATTTACTCCGTCACACCATGTTCTCTGACTCAGCAGGTTGCTGTTGTTTCAGATGAAATTGTTGGTGTGGTGTCATCTAGTGCTAATGTTAGTGATCAATTCAGCTTTACTTATACCACTGTCACTGAGCAGTTTTACTATATGACTGATGGTAATAGTAGTTGTTCTGAACCTGTACTAACATATAGTTCGCTAGGTGTTTGCAAAGACGGAGCATTGCGTATTCTGCAACCACGTGAGGATACTACCCAACCCACACCTATTGTTTCTGGTGTTATTTCTATTGCAACCAACTTTACTCTTAGTGTTGTCACAGAATACATTCAATTGGCAAACACACCTATCAGTGTTGACTGTGCCATGTATGTTTGTAATGGCAACCCTAGGTGTAATATGCTGCTCGCACAGTATTCTTCTGCTTGTCAGACTATCGAAAATGCGCTGCAGCTTAGTGCTAAACTTGAGTCTATTGAAGTTACTAACATGCTTACAGTTTCTGAAGACAATTTGCAAATTGCTAACATTTCCACTTTTAATGGTGGTGGTTACAATTTCACTAATTTGATGGGTACAACGTACTCAACCAAATCTGTTGTCGAGGACATTTTGTTTGACAAAGTCGTCACAAGTGGACTCGGAACTGTTGATGCAGATTATAAGGCATGTTCTAATGGCCTTTCCATTGCTGATCTTGTTTGTGCTCAGTATTATCAGGGTGTTATGGTTTTGCCAGGCGTTGTTGATGCTGCTAAGTTGCATATGTACTCTGCATCTTTGATGGGCGGTATGGCCTTAGGAGGCGTTACTGCAGCCGCTGCGTTGCCTTTTAGTTACGCCGTTCAAGCCCGCCTTAATTATGTTGCATTGCAGACCGATGTTCTACAACGTAATCAACAAATTCTTGCTGAGTCATTCAACAATGCCATTGGTAACATAACTAATGCATTTGCTAGTGTTAACGATGCCATATCACAGACTGCTGAAGGTCTTAGTACTGTTGCTGAGGCCCTTTCTAAAGTCCAAGATGTTGTTAACAACCAGGGTATGGCACTAAATCATCTAACTCTGCAATTGCAAAACAATTTCCAGGCTATTAGTTCTTCTATCGCCGACATTTATCGCAGGTTAGATCAACTTACTGCGGATGCTCAGGTAGATAGGTTAATTAATGGCAGATTGGCTGCTCTTAATGCCTTTGTTTCACAAACTTTGACAAAGTATTCTCAAGTGCAGGCTTCTCGTAGTTTGGCCAAGCAGAAGATTAATGAGTGCGTTTTGTCTCAGTCACCTAGATATGGGTTCTGTGGTGACGGTGGCAGGCATGTTTTCACTGTTACACAGGCTGCACCACAAGGGATTCTCTTTTTACACACCGTACTCAGACCTACTGGCAGTGTTAATGTTACTGCTGCTGCTGGTATTTGTGTTGATGGTGCGGGGTATGCTTTGAACCAACCTGGTTTAGTTCTTATTTACCAAGATGGTACATACCTTATTACACCCAGAGTTATGTTTGAACCACGCCAGCCTCAGATTAGTGACTTTGTGCGTATTGAAGGCTGTGACGTAGAGTATTTTAATGTCACTGGTGAGTCTTTACCTGACATTTTCCCAGACTTTATTGATGTTAATAAAACTCTGGAAGATATTCTTTCACAGCTGCAAAACAACACTGGACCTAAGTTTGATATTGACATTTTTAATGCCACATATCTCAACTTATCCAGTGAAATTGCAGACCTCGAAATGAGGTCTGAATCTTTGCACAATACTACAGAGGAACTTAAGCGACTTATTGATAATATAAATTCAACACTTGTGGACCTTGAATGGCTCAATAGGGTTGAAACTTATATTAAGTGGCCATGGTGGGTGTGGTTGCTTATTGCCATTGCGCTCATTTTTACTGTTTCTTTGTTGTTGTTCTGTTGTATTGCAACAGGGTGTTGTGGCTGTTGTGGCTGTTGTGCTTCTTGTTTAACTGGTTGTTGTAAAGGTCCTAGATTACAACCATACGAAGCTATTGAAAAGGTCCACGTGCAGTAATGTTTCTTGGACTTTTCCAGTATACAATTAACTCTGCCATCAAAGATAGTATCGCTAAGAGCAATTTGTCTCTCAGCGATGCTGTTGTTGTTGACCAGCAGCTAGAGCCAGTTAGGCAATTTTCTATTGCTTCTGGCTTTTTCTTTACCAGTGTGTTTGTGATTTACTTCACACTGTTTAAGGCGTCTACTTTTAGACGTAACCTACTACTACTACTTGCACGCTTTCTTGTAGTCGTGGTTTATTGTCCATTGTTATTTTACTTTGGATGTCATTTAGATGGTTCATTTATTTTGTTGACCATCTTTGCCAGACTTTTATATGTCTGTTACTATGCCTGGCGTTACAAGTCCATTCAATTTGTTGTGCTCAACACAACTACACTAGCTTTTGTCAACGGTAAGTGCACTTATTATGCTAATGAGCCATTCTTCACTTTTGAGGGTGGTGATCATTACATTAAATTGGGTGAGTATTATGTCCCATTTGTGGACAGGAACTCCCTTTATGTTGCACTTCGAGGAAAGTTTGAGGAGGATGTCTATCTGTCTCGTAGTATCGAGCTGTTTAATGGACACTTTCTCTATGTCTTTACTCGGCAGCAAGTTGTCGGCATTGTAAATTCTAATTTTACAGATGTTCAACTCGACGAACTTGAATATGCTTCAGCTAGTTGATGATCATGGACTTCTTGTCAATGGCATTTTATGGCTTATTTTACTCTTCTTTGTCCTAATAGTTTCTATAACTTTTATACAGCTTATAAACCTCTGCTTCACTTGTCACAGGTTTTGTAGCAGAGCTGTTTATACTCCTGTAGGTAGGATGTATGGAGTCTATAAGTCTTATATGCAAATAGAACCCCTTCCTATTATTGATGTCTAAACGAAAATGGCTAATGGTAGTGTCTCCGAGGAGGAGATTATCCATCATCTCAGAAATTGGAATTTTGGCTGGAACATTATACTCACTATCTTTATAGTGGTATTGCAATATGGCCAGTACAAATATTCTGCTTTTCTGTATGGCTTGAAAATGCTGGTGCTGTGGCTCTTGTGGCCACTTGTGCTTGCACTCTCAATCTTTGATGCTTATGCCAGCTTTAATGTGAACTGGGTTTTCTTTGCGTTTAGCATCCTTATGGCTTGCGTCACGGGTGTGCTGTGGGTAATGTATTTTGTCAACAGCATTCGCCTTTGGAGACGTACCAAATCTTTCTGGGCTTGGAGTCCTGAAACTGACACCATTTTGGCAACAACTGTGCTTGGTCGCACTGTTTACCTTCCACTGCCAGCCGCGCCGACAGGTGTCACTCTAACTCTGCTTAACGGTACGCTGCTTGTCGAGGGCTTTAAGGTTGCTGTAGGAGTCACGGTAGAACTTCTACCTGACTATGTGGTAGTTGCTAAGCCGCATACGACAATCATATACCAGCGAGTTGGACGTTCTGTCAATGTGAGATCTAACACAGGTTGGTCTTTTTACGTGAAGGCTAAATATGGCGACTATGCTACTACTGGACATTCAAATGATAAAGTTCCAGATAGTGAAGTTGTGTTACATTTAGTATAAACTAAACAAAATGGCCTCTGTTAAGTTCGCCAAGAACAACCGCAGAGGAAGGATGGAATACTCCTATTTTGCCCCACTTATTATTAATTCTGACCAACCCATTTGGAAAGTTCTTCCTAACAATGCTGTGCCAGTTGGCAAGGGCGGTAAGGATGAGCAGATTGGGTATTGGAATGAACAACCACGTTGGCGCATGCGCAAGGGACAGCGTGTTGACGTTGCATCTAAGTGGCACTTCTATTACCTTGGTACTGGACCTCATTCTGAGGAGCAGTATCGTAAGCGTATTGATGGTGTCTACTGGGTTGCTGTCAACGGTGCTAAAACATCTCCAACAGGGCTTGGCACTCGTAGTGCTAAGACCAAGCCGCTGGAACTGAAGTTTAACACGAAAATCCCTAAGGAGGTTGAGTTCGTTGAACCTACCTCTCCAGGGTCTTCTCGTGCAAACTCGCGCAGCCAAAGCCGTGGTGGTTCTAAATCCAGAAATAATTCTCCCAGAAGGGGTAATCAAAGCAAATCAAGGAACAGTTCTAAGAACAGAGGTGGTGACAACCGCTCCCGTAGTTCCTCAGGTACAAGAGACCAGGACGCAATTGTTGCTGCCGTAAAGGCTGCGCTTTTGGGACTTGGACTTGGTACTGACAGTAACTCCGGTGCTTCAGGTAAGGCTTCTAAGGCTAACAGTGGAACTTCGACCCCAAAACCGAAGCCAGCTGCGACGCCAAAATCGCCTTCAACACCTAAGAGTCAGCTTGAAAGACCTGAATGGAAGCGAGTGCCAGATTCTGATTGCTCTGTTGAGCAGTGCTTTGGACCACGTGGTGGTTTCAAGAATTTTGGCAGCGCAGATTTCGTACAGTATGGTGTCGCTGCTAAGGGTTACCCTCAAGCAGCTGCACTAACACCAACATCAGCTGCATTGCTGTTTGGTGGTAACGTACAGGTTCAGGAACTTTCAGATGACATTGAAATCACCTACACCTACAAGATGACTGTTCCCAAGTCAGACAAAAACCTTGAGGTCTTCCTCTCTAATGTTAATGCTTATAAAGAGGCAAAACCTCAGAGGGAACCCAAGAAGAAGAAGGACAGAAGTTCACGTCCACCAACACCAGCTCCTAGTGCGCCGGTTGCCAGTGGAAATGCTGAGCCTATATATGCAGATGTGCAACCCCAGGGACAAACTGAGCCTGTTTACGAAAATCCAGACCAGTACCTTGGTGGTGTTGACATTGTCAACGAGGTTTACGGTAACCTACCTGACAATTCTCAGAGCACAGCTTAAATGAGCCTGTAGTAATGATCAACTAAACATGATCTTGTATTACATTGCTGTTGTTGGCCCTCTTTTGCATTGGTTTGCTGAAGGTTGTCGAGCCATTTACAAACTTTGGCTCGAGTGTCGTGATGTTCCTAATTATAGCATCAATGGTGCTCCTTTAGGAACTCGTGACATTTGTTACTACACCTCTTATGAGTTCATATACCTATGCTTTATCTTCTGCTTTGTTTCTGTCCCTATTTTCTGTTGGGCTTTTATCCATGAAAATGCTTTTGACTACTACGTGCATAGGCTGCGCTGTATTCATCATGCATTCATTAGATTCTTGCTCAATGCTTCTGCTAAGGTTTGCTTTGTTCTATCAATAGTGCTAATTGTGCTGACTTGCTTCCATGGCTATCAGGACCTTATGGACCTGTGACTTGGAAGCTAGTCTTGCACACAATGGTAAGCCAGTAGTAATGACAGTGCAAGTAGGTTATTACTATATTACGGCATATAGGTAAACAGCAGTTCTCATTCATCTAAGTA